GTACGTCGCGTTCCAGCCATATGCAAAGTACTCCTGATAAGTCATTGCGCCGCTCACATACACGCGCAGCATTCCAGCCAGCGGCACCGGATAGTTGGTTCCTGATTCGGCATAGACGTTGAGGCCCTGGTGCCAAATGCCGGTGGTTGTGTATGTGTTCAAGTCAGCGCCCGGACCGATGTCCCCTTGATGTGCGAGCACACCGGAGAGGCGCGCGTTAGANAACGTGCCGCTCGTGATGTCAGAGGCGGAGTGCGTGTGCGCACTTGGAGTGAACGTCGCGGGCACTCCCGTCAGCTTCGACCACGCCAAGGACGTTATCTCTGAGTCGCCGTGCGTGTGAGCGCTCGGCGGGAAGGTTGAGGGGATTCCAGTAAGCGAGCTGTAGTCGCCCGAGAACGCGACGGCCGCCAAATCGCCTGGCTGCACGGCAGTTAGCGCGAGTCCGAGCGCGGACGTGACCGCAGGGTCCAGGGACAGAACCGGCTTCGTCGGATCGGTATTGTCGACGACGATCTCATCGGGCGTTCCGACGATCTCATCAACTTGACCGCCGCCACCGCCGCCGCTGGCGTTGATGATGATCTGTCCAGGCGTTGACGTATCGAGCGTGACATTCGACCCCGCGACCAGGCGGCGCGAGTTCGCGAGCGTCGCAGTCTCATCATCTGCCGTGATGAATGTGGCCGAGCTAATATCCGGCGGAATCGTAGGCGTGTTGATCAGGTCATCGTAGTCTCCGGAAAGCGCGACAGCCGCAAGATCCGAGGCGATGAGGTAACCCGCATCGTTGGTCAGATCTGAGACGTTGTCTCCTGGCTGCATTGCACTGTCTGCCAGGGCCAACGACGCGATCGACGACGACGACAGGTTGATGATCGGATTCTCGGGGTCAGTGTTGTTGACCGAGATGCCGGTACCGGAATTGACCGTGGAGACACCGCCAGTTGCATTAAGTGTTGTGTCAGTAATGCTCAGGTTGGTGCCGAGCTGAAGAAACTTAATCTCTCCTGCTGAGTCATCCCAAAACAGCAGCTGATCAGAGCCGGGGTCCGAAAGCGCGCCGATGTCATCGAGCAGTGCGGGGACTGATGTGAGGTCGCTCCACGGATGTGTGTGCGCTTCAGGTGGAAACTCACTTGGTTCGTTAGCAATCTGCGACCAATCGATAACAAGCGCAGCCTGATGCTGCGTCACCATTCCTTGTGTAATGTCAGTCAATCCGAGCTGATCGTTCGTCCACTCGGTCCCATCAAAACGCAGAAAATCACCTGCGGCTGCACCTGATAAATCACCGATATTCGCAATCTGCGAGAGATCCGCGCCGACGATCGAATTCGTATTACCTTCGATCGTGATGAGTCCGAGATCGACCAGATCCTGCACGCGAACATAGGAATTGAGCAGATCCGTCGTACGACGCTGCCCGATCTCCATCGCTTCCTTGATCGCCATCAGAACCTGCGTGTGGTTCTTCGGATCGTCAGTGACGACCGGGATGGACGGAAAGCGGCGGTTTGCTTTGAGTCGAAGGGTCATTACAAGCTCGCCAGCTCTTTACCTGTCTGTGCAACGGACACCGAGTAAACCTCCGTGTTGCTCACCAGCTCGAACTGATACACGTCGCGCTTGAAGCCTGTCGGCAACCGCACCATGTTCTGATCCTGCACGATCGTATCGAACACGATCTCGCCGTTGGCATACATGGTGAAGCGCACACTCGACACCTGTGTGCTCATGAACGCGATCGGATACAACGGCGAGCCACCGAGCGGCATCCGATTTTCAGGCTCGGTCCACCCCGGCACCATTCCCTTCTTCTGTACGCCGCACAGCACGTGCCCATTGAGCGTGTTCAGCGGACCGACTACAAACCGCGCCTCGTTGTATGGCAAGTAGTAGGTGAGAATGTCGGTCGTAACATCCTCGTCCTCATCGTTGAATTTGATCTTCAACGCACCGAAGTTCACCGGCTTCGGCAGATGGAATTCCTTCGACTTCCACCGCCAGTACAATCGCTCCGATGACTCGGGGTCCCACTCCCACACACGATCCTCGTAGATGAGATACACCGTGCCGTCGTAACGATCGGTCTCGATTCCCTCCACGTGATTGAAACGATCCAACTCCACGAGGCGCGAAGTGGGCTCGGTCGGATTAAAGATGAACCCAAAGCTCGGACTGTTGAACGCGATGTACTGCATGCCATAGCTGGCAGCAAAGATCTCGCGCGGGTTGTACCGCTGCATCCACTCTTCCTTCGTCAGCAGATCTTGCGTGATGATCTTCGGCGCAGGCGAGTTAACGAGTACGAGGCCATTAATCGACGGGTAGTACACGCCGGCATCCGTCGCCACCATGCCGCGACGAGACAGACACGGCATGATCGCGTCGGTCTTCTGAGCCGTAAACGCCGCAGGCGTTGTACCCATGCCGATGTACGGGTTCGATTTCGTACCGATGATGAGCGTGTTACCCCACACTGCGAGCCCCACGATCTCGAATTCGAGGCCGATCTCATACTCAGGAGGCCATGCATGCGGTCGATACGGCTCGCTGAACACGAGACGACGCCCGACCCACCCAACGAGATAACCGTTGGGCATGACGACGAAGCCTTCAAGATCACTCGGCGGCGGCAGGTACGAAGTCGATTCGAGCGTGTTGTTGAGCGCCACCACGTCGTCGGCGAACGTGTCGTTGTAGTTTGCATCGCCCACGGGAATCTCAGCGACGAAATAAAACAACGTCGAAGTGTTGCCGGGGACGGTGCGGTAGATGCGTTTGTGTGTCACGTTGCGTTGAGTTGCATCCGGAACCTCCGTCTGCATTCCAGTGATCGTCCACGTGCCGGCCGCGCCCGCCTGCACAGTCGAGGGCGGCGAAGGCGCACTCTCCTCGCCATACGCACTCACGAATGTATAGACATACGAACGGAAAGTGTCGTCGCCGGGACCGGGCGGCGTCACGACCGGCGTCATGGTTGGCGTTGGGATGCCGAGCAAAAACGCCGGCTGATTGAGTAACAGGCGATTGAACGTGTTGTACTTCGGAGCCCCGTCGCCCGCCCAATAGTAACGGTTGTGCGCATCGTTCACGAGTGGCGAGCGCACGATATCGACCTCGCGCGTATCGAACGCGAGCCACAGCTCTTGTTCTTCCCCGTACTCAATGTACGGGATGCGATAGACACGGCGCACGGTGAAGGGTTGATCGGTGAGATCTTTCAGCTGGCGAGGCACGCGAAAGCCACGTGCTTCTCCCGACAGCAGCTTCGTATTGCGCGCCGTCGTTGCACACATGTTCGGCAACAGGCGACTTGAGACTCGTGGGACGAGCCCCATGAATCCTTCAAGTTTGAGTGCGGTCATGACCTAATCAATCTGCACGAGAACACATCACCATCGCGTCCCGAAAAGAAATTCTCGCCTGGCGTGCTCCACCCCCAACGTCGTTGCCATTTATAATCGGATGTGAGCCCTAATTCGGAACTCACAATGTCCTCGGCCAGAAACACGCGAGGCTCGCCACTAAAGTCCGGACCTTCGAATATCTGAAGCTCGGTGAACGGCGGGTCTTCCGGGATCTCTGAATCGCTCAGCATCACGACATGAAGCTGGTTCGTATATGAGTAGACGGCAGCAAACTCATCTGTGTTTGCTGATATCAGCCGCCCGACACCGCTTAAAATATGATAACCGCGCATTCCTGCCCAACTCCCCGACTCGAATACGATTTCCCAATGCTCTGTCGGCGGTGGTGGTGGATCATCGACAGATCCGAAGCGGTATGGATCGATCATGAACATCAGGCGCGCTCCCCGATGATCGTCACGATCAACCCGCGCGCACCTGTACCTGCATCGTCCACGTCGATGGTTATTTCATCGTCGAGGTTCACGTACTCGTCTGAGATCACCGCAGGCGTTGCTGCTGTAACGCTCGTCTTCTCTGTCGCGTCGATCGTGAGTTTCGTGGACAAGATCGTCACGCCGTTGCGATTGATATCGACGGTGAACGTTCCCGACTCGGCTGCTGTAAGTAGGCTCGCGCGCACATCGGTCACACGAAAGCGGAACGGCGCGCGGAAGTAGCCGCGACTCGTGCCGGCAGTGATGTCGCTGGTGAGGTCCGAACAGGCGAGCTGGAACTCGCACGGCTGCGGTCGATTCGCCCATGCGTAGCCGTCGAACACAAGAATGTTCCCGGGCTCGACATTGGTGAGATCCAAATCGATCCCACTAGAACCACCCTGCGCGAGCCATTCAAGCGTACCGGCAGTGATGCGCTGCTGAACGATGACCGTGTTGCTTCGAACCCAATCGCGAGCTGACGTACCTTCCTTGCCGCGCTCGATAGTGAGTACGTCGCCGTTGCGTTTCGAGCAGTAGCAAACTTCACGCACTCCCTGCGCGAGATCTTCGATCGTAAAGATGAAGATCTCACCGTCGCCCGGATCAGGAAACAGCGCCCCCTTCCCCGATTCGAGTTGCAGGGAAGTTTCCGCCGCACCCAAATCTTTGCCGAGCAAGCAGTGGGCGTTGTTCGCGAACAGGTGTGTGCGTGGGTCGGCCATGATCAGAATCCGACGAACATAATGAAGTACAGACCGAAATACGGCGGCAACTCCACCGAGTGCGTATGTTCCCCCTGCGAGTCGGTCGTACCACCGGAGTGCGTATGCGGCTTGCCCCCGCCGGTAGGCTCAATCACCGGCTGGCCGGTCACTTCGTTGTTGGTCTGGTACCGGACGTTGTTCGTCACCTGCATCGTGCGGAACTGCGACGATCCCGAAGCAGAGTAGTTGCTGCCCGACTGATACAGAATGCGGTGACTGTGCCTCGGCATCTCTTCCACGGTCAGCGCATGCGGGCCAGAGGTTGTCGTGTGCGTGTGCGCGCCGCTCGGGCTGGTGACGCCGGATGCGCTTCCGCCCGTCGCTCCGAGGGGATAATCATCGCCAGCGCCAACGATGAAGCGATTGCGCAGATCCGGCGTACCATTCTGGCCGTTGCACAACGCCCACCCCGAAGGGATATTGTTGGCGCTGCCGTACCACATGATCACTTGACCGACGACGAACGCCGCCTGCGCCACGCGCTGCGTATCACCTTCGACGAGAATTGCCGAGCCACCAGCGGTTGCACGCGAGCCATCCGTGGGAACACGAATCTCGTTGGAAGAGTCGCCAGTCGCACCACGCAGCGGAACATCGACGATCTCGCCCGCGAGAATTTGCGTGCTAGCTCCAGTGAGCTTCGCGTCGATGAGGTTGTTCCCATCCATGTTGAGATCGCCTTCCATCGCGTCGCCGCCGCGCTGAATGAACGTCTCCATCGTGCCGCGCGTAAGGCGCAGCTCGACGCGCGTTTGGCCATTCGTCCACGACTGCGCGCTCGTACCTTCCTGCCCGCGACCGCCAGGGGGTACGATCAGCAGATCAGCCGTGCGTGACGTGACTTTCACGATCTCGATGTCGCCGTTGTCGTTTTCCAACGTGACGAGGAAATACTCATCTGCGCCGGGATTGGGGAACAGCGCACCGAAACCGTTTGCGACCTGAATGGTCAGGTCGGTGTCAGAGATGCTAGCGGCGAGCAGCGAACTCGCGTTGTTGCCGAAGAGCTGCTTCGCCATTACTCATCCTCCTCGATGTCGAACTCCACGGTGTCTTGCTTGCGCTGACCTCCGCTGGTTGTGACCGTGAACGTGACCGCGTAGGTGCGCCCGGCAACGCCACCTTCGGCGAAGTACGCCCATTCTTTCCCTTTCTCGGGGTCGATGGCGATGTTCGTGATCTCGAAGTCGTCATCGTCCTCGTTCGGAGAAACCGACGCGGTAACGTTGATGACTTTCTCGTCATCTTCGAGAAAGTCCGTGTAGTCGATGGCGCGCTTGCGCCGCTCGCCCGGCCGCTGCCGGTATCGTCCGAGCATCATGGCTTCACCTTGCTACACACAGCTTTGTACTTCGCAGGACGCGGCGGTTTATCCGCACGCGTGCGCTGAATGGCGCACACCTTCTCTTTCGCTTTCAGCCGACCGGCAATCAACAGCTCGAACACCACGTGATCAAGCCGTGACTCAACGAAGAGCACGGCGGAGCCCGAGAATCCGTTGATCGCAATACCCGTGTGATTTGGCATCGAACCGCCGATGCACCCTACATCTGTTGCTACAAAGAAAGGCCCGCTCATAGACGGAAATACCCTCCTTCGACGATGTTGGGATAGATGTAGTAATCAAAGCCGATCGGCGTGAACGGTTCATTCACGAGATCTTCGTCACCGAGATACGCGATGAGGACCGACGTGGACTCCACACCGGTATCTTTGAAGATCACCGCTTGCGACACGGCACGGTTGTCGATCAACAGCGGAAATTTGGCGGCAGTGCCAGTGCAGATTCCGTTCGTCGCTGTGCGCGATTGAATCTCTTCCGAAATTGCGACCCGCACACCTTCGAAGATGTCGCTCAAAAACTGATCAGTGAAGTCGGGAACGTAGGACGAAGGGAGAAAAAGCGCCCGCACGACGCCCGCGCGCCAGTCAAGCTGTGCCGTGGCGAACAACTCGCGTGCGTATGGGTAGACCTGGCTTCGCACTGCTCACTTCCCGAACTTCGGAAACGACCATGTGGGAGCACCTGAGAAATTCGTCTTGGCCTGCCCCGCGTACTTGCCGATGGCTGCGCGAAAGCGACTCAAGTGATACTGCGCACGCACAGGATCGGAGTACGGTTTCGCCGGCTGCGAGAACAATCGTCCGACCGCGCCGTCATAAATCGCATCGTAAAAGTGCGTCGCGGCGATGCGCGGCAAGTGAGTGACCGTCTGCTTCGGCGTGAGCGCGACGTAAAAGGTCAGCGCCGCATCGACGCTCACAGCGGACTGCGGCCACAAACGAATTTGATCCGGGCCTTCGAGGTAATACTTCAACGGCTGCGCCGCATCGGGCTCCGCACCAGCCGGACGCCGCGCCACTGGCATCAACGGGATGCCGTTGTACTCGACGCTGAACACGCGTACGACATCTGCGTACGCGTCGTACGGACTCAGGTAGTAGCGCTTCTTGTCGGCGACGAGGCGCTTCGGGCCGATCGTGACGCGCCAAGCAGCCGACTGCTCGAAGAACTCGCGGCACGCGAGAATGAGCGCGCGTTTGCGCACCTTCGGCAGACAGCCGGGCGTGACGGCGAGCATGTCGCGAAGCCACGTGTCGAGCTTCACATCACACTCGTGTCCAGAGCCTTCAACGGTGATTGTTTCCGTGGTCACAGCGACACCACCATGTTCTTGAACTGGTTCTGGAGCAGTACTACGCGGCCGTCGTTAGTGAACTCGTCATCCACCAGCTCGGCACTCGACGCCACCCAATACACGAGTGGTGTATAGAACATCATCGGCAGGTTGAATTCGGCGCTGAGTCCGATCTGCCCGTCTTCTTCGGGGTCGAACTCTTCGGGGTTGTCGTCAGGATCAGGATCGATCGTGACAACCTCGGGGACGGTGATGTCGTCGCCCTGGAAGAACTCCCAAAAAGCATCAGGCCGCAAGCGCGCCAGCTCTTGCAGCCCTCGATTCAATTTCGCGAGAAGGACCGTATCACTGTGCCGCTTAGGCGTATCGGTGTCCTGAAGAATGACACGGGCTTCATCGAGTATGTTCTGCCATGTCTTCGCCATGCTGCCCCCGTAAGAACTCCCGCTGGCTGTTACACCAGCGGGAGAAGGTCACAGGGGGTTAACCCCGCGCGACGATAGCGCGTCCCATCGCGACGCCGTTCACCACCCGGAAGCCGTAGACCTGAAGGCCACGGAGCAGGTTGGAGAACGAACGCTCGGAGCGAATCGTCTCCATCTTGGTGAACTGCGCTGCGAACGTGAGCGCCGCCTTCGTGCCGAAGAACACCGCTGTGGTGTCCACGGCAGAGTCGGTGGTGGGCAGCAGGTTCGACAGGTACAGCGTGAACCGATCGATCATGCCGAGACGACCGTTGCGCAGGATCGAAGTACCGTCGCCCGCGAGGGAGGCGTCCTTCAGATCTGACTTCTTGATCATCGCGGCCATCCACGCCGGGATCACCATCCAGCGACCCGTCTCCGGGATGTTCTGCTCATCCAACACCTGCCCGGCATTGACGATGAAGTCAATGATGGACATGTCGTTGGAAGCCGAAGAACCATCGCCGGTGCCCTGTTCCGTCTTGTTGATGTACAGCGGGGAAGCCGACGTACCCAACCGAATGTTCGCCGAGATCGCACCGGCCGTGTTGCCACGGTTGGCAGTGTGGATGTCCGACGTGGTGCCGAGATAGGCAAGTACGTCGGTGTCGATCTCGATCTTCATCTGCTCGGCGGCATCTTCCGCCCACATGCTCATCAGATCGAGATCCGACTGAATCTCCATCACGTCGTCGAGGGCGAGGTTGAAATACTTCGCCCGATCGATCGAAAGATCGATCAAGTTGCTCGACGGGCGCTGAATCACGAGATCCTGATCGGTCTCGTAGTCAGCGATCGTGATGGTCGGACGCGTACGGATGTGAACCGTGTCGCCCTTGTTCTTGATCTCGCCTTCGTAGTCGGTGTTCGCGATGGCCGCGAGGACGGTTGCTGCGTAGAACTTCTCCAGCAGCTTGCCCGACCAGATCTCGGGGATGAAGATCCCCGCGTATGCCGGGTTGGGACTAGGCCCGCTCCACGGAGAGCCTACAGGAAACGCCATAGCTGATACTCCTCAGAAAGAGAACGGTTAGCGAATGCGCCCTTCGCGTTGTGCTGCGAAGATGTCCGCTTCGAGCTTTTTCTGCTCTTCAGGGCGATTCTTGAATCGACCTGCTTGAACATCCGCGTAGAACTTCGCGATTTCGGCGCGTGACCAAACCCGCTTACCGGACCCGTCTGGAGCGCTTGCCGCCCCGGTCTTTGGCGTGCCGGGAGCCACGAACTTATCCAGCGTCTTATGTGGTACGCCGGCGGGAGCCGGCGCAGCAGAAGACGCAGGAGGAGTAACGGCTGCGTGTTCTTTCAGGTATCCATTGAAAAACGCCACGACGCGGGGACCATCGTGGGCCTTGTACGCCTGCTGAAGCAGTACGCCGCGCTTGTAGCCAGAGAAAGGATCGATCTGGTCGAGCCAGTCGAGGAAGCCTTGATCCTCGTTCAGCTCGCGCCATCTCGGAACCTGCTGGTCAAGCATGGCCAGTACTGTCTGCTGGTCGCTCTGTGCGACTCGCTGCGCAACGTTCGTCGTGACCTGCGCCACTTGATCGACACGCTGCGCGACCGGAGCGACACGACGCTCGATTTCAGCCGGCACGAGTTGTGCCGCTTCTTCGCGCACCACTCGCCGCATGACATCGATCAGGTCAGCTCCGAATTCGCGAACCTCTTCGTCTTTAACGAGCTTCACCGGCTGCGCAGGCGTACGCGCAGTCGGCGGTTCATCAGCGGGCGCAGACCCCCGCTGAGCGCTAAGCGAAGCGAGGAGATTCTGCGTTGCCGTGAGCTGGTCACGGAGTTGGCGAATCGCCTCGTCCTGGTCGCGAATCTTTGACTGCAAGCGCGGTACTTCGGCGTTGTACTTGCCTTGCAGAACCTTGTACTTCTGTTCCCATCCTTCCTGCGGCGGATTCGCCGGAGGATTTGCGGGAGAATCACCTGCGGGCGGTTTCGCTGGCGGCTCACCTGAAGCAGCGGACGGATTCGCGGGCGGCTCACCTGAAGCAGCGGGCGGATCCGCAGACGGATCACCTGCGGGCGAACCGTCAGCGGGGGGATCACCGGTCGGAGGATCGCCAGCGGGTGGCTGTTGACCCTGCAACGACTTGTAATACTCCTCGGCGATTTGATTGGCCTCGGCGATCTGTTTCCGAACTGCTTTAGGGAGAGCGCTCATGGCGTATTCTGACCCTTTGGTTGCTGAGATTGGTTCTTGAGTTTTTCGAGAAAAGCTGGAGCGTCACGGAAGGCGTCGCGCCACCACTGCAAGGCTTTCGATGCACCTTGTGCTCGATAGAGCACCGGGCCATCGCCATCGCGGCAGCGTTGTGTCTCTTCCGCTTCGTGTTCTGCTATCCCCTCCAAAACCGTGGCGAAGTGCGGGTTGCCCCGCAGATTCACCAATGCTTCGGCGATTTTCGGTGTAATCTTCACAGACCGACGAGTCCTTTGAGCCACCGTTCCGCGCGCTCGTTGTAGTCGTCGAACATGTTCGACTCGACTTTCGAGATGCCGGCCTTGCTGTAATCACCCTGTTCTCGCCGCTCGGCGGGAGCGGCGCCGAACGACACGTCACGCACGCCTCCGAGACCCGAGAGGTTCTTCTCCGTCACGAGCTTCTTCGGCTTAGACATGTCAGTTCGCTCCGCCCGCCTTGTACTTACCGCCTGCGCCGCCACCCGTACCTGTCGTACGATCGATCGGCAAGTCGGTGTTGCCTTTCGTCGGGCCGAGGAATTTGCCCGAAGAAAACCCCGAGTGGGGCTCGCCGCTGCCACCGCCCGAGCCCGTGCTCAGGTTGCAGTGGAGGTCACGGTTGCCCTTCGTGCCTCCAAGAAACTTTCCGCTGATCGCCATGATGGCCTCCTACACGTATGTGCAAGCTACGTCAAGCGTATAGCAAAAACTCTATCGTTTCTACAACCCGAGATCTTCCATCTGCTTCTTGCGGGTTTTCTTCAAAGCTTCGGCCGCACCTGCGGCCATGCCGGTCCCGAGCATTTTCGGGTCCGGCCGATTTGCCGCCTTCTTCGGGGTCGCCGCCTTCTTCGGGGCCGGCGCGGGGGCCAGATGATCCTTCCGGACCTTACCGCCGTCTGCGTACTTGTGAATTCGCTGAACCATGATCATCTCCCACGCTCTCGTTTGAACTCGGCCACCGCTTGACGGACGTTTGCCAAGAGCTGCGGCTTCATCTTCTTACGGACGTAGGCTTCACATTCCTGTTCCACAAGCGCGAGTGCATCACGCTGCAAAATGCGTTCGGCGCGCGGACCGCGCTTCTGAAACGGCGCTGTGTGATTCCTATTCATCCACGCGTCAACCTCCCGCCCGCATTCCGGGGCGTCCTGTTGCGTTGTTCGACATCTGGCCTTCGACTTGCTCGCGCGCGGCCTCGGGGCCTGCACGTTCCTGCCCCGGCTTCTCCATCTGGTTCGGCATCGGCAGCGCCGACTGGCCGGGCTGGCCGGGCTGGCCGGGCTGGCCGGGCTGAGGCTGCGCACCTTGTTGCGCCATCATCGCGGCCTGTTGCCGCGCACGCAGCTCTTCGTCATCCGGAACAACTTTTTCGTGGTCGAGGCCGAGGTTGCCAGCGACACTGCGAATGACGCTCGCGCGGCCATCCATACCGACGATCTGCATGTCGATCGGATTACCTGTGAGCTGCAAGAATTCGAGCTGCCGCATGCGATCCTGCTCACGCTTCACGGCGTAGTTCACGCCCTTCACGACAATCTGTTCGTCGCCTCGGAACATGCCGGGCATCGTGAGCATGCACATGTCGTAGAGCGAATCGAGCAGCGGCTGTATGACGTCGCGGTCGATGGCAGCGGCGACGTTCTGCAACGTCTTCGCCGCGTTACCCATGAGCATCGCGAGACCCGACGCGGTGCGCCCCGCGCCGCCAACACGCTCATTGCCGGTCATGTAGCGTGGGATCGCGGAGACTTCATCGGCCATCAGCGAGAACTTCTCGTAGACGGCCAACAACTCCTGCGTGTTCGAGTTCGGTTGGAAGAAGTCGATCGGCTTCGATGTGCCGGTGATCATCGGATCGAACGACACGTGCCATCGCTTCCACGGATACAGCGAGTCATCCTCGCCCGGCTGCAATACTTGGTCATTGATCACGACCTGCGGACCACTCGCGATCGAGAGATTGTTCACGAGCGCGCGAAGCGCAGCGTTACCGACCGCCTGGATATCTTCGAGCAAATCAGGCAAGCCATAGCCAGCCATCGTGCCGGGGATTTTCTCGAAATTACTGATGTAGTACGGCGCGCGTTGGCGCGGCGAAGGATTGATCTGCGCTTTGATCACGAATCGATCGATCAGCCACGCTTGGATCTTGTACTCTTGCAGTGGATCGGGAACGTCCTCTTCGGACATGCCCCAATCGCGTAACGTCTTGCCTGAGACGGAGCCGTGATACTCTGCGGTGTCGATCAGGCCCGAAGTCGTACGCGCCCACTCCTCGCGCTCCTCCAATCGTGCGCGCTCCTGATCGACAACATCCCACCACTCGCGAAAACCGCTGTCATGGAAGCGGCTGAGTACTTCGTCGATCGCGGCGTTGTCGTATCCGGGCAGGCCACGCACTGCGAGTAGATCCGCGCGCGTGAGACGAATGCGTTCGACGAACTCGGCCTGCCACACGTTCGCAGCGCCCGGCGACCAGTACAGGTCAAAGGGCGACACGCGATACCAGAACATCTTCGGGATCTGTTGGATCTGCGCCTGACCGTTGACCCATTTCAGTTGCGGCTCGCGGCGCACAACCGGACCTTTGATGCAGGCGAAGGGGAAGATCGGCAGATCGATCAGGAATTCAGCGAGCGCTTCGTAGAAGCCGCCTTCGGTCAGGATGTCATCGATTTGATCGGCGACGCGGTTCGCATCCTCCTCAGCTTGCTTCTTCGCAGCGCGCTCCGCTGCCTTGCGCAGCATCCTCACGCGATCAGCGATCATCTGTTGATCGACCGGCTGCCCGGCTTGCCGGAGCGTCGAGACTTCGATGTTCACTAACTGATCGATCGACTCCATGATGTTGTCTGGCACCGTGGGCACCGGAGTAGGTTCGAGATCCCACGGGCGCTCCGCGCCGAGATACACGTCACGCAAAAGCGCGGTCGCGCTACGGCACTTGGTACTCGTGATGCGAGCGAAGACCTCGCTGCCGCCGAATTTCCTGATCTCAGAGAGCTTGGTTGGATCGTACTGTCCCTTGTACGTACGGAGGGCGTCGATCAGTCGCTGCGCGATACCTTCGGTGTTTCGGAAGTTGCGCATCTCGGTCATCCGCGCACGGATGTGAGAGGCCAGTTCCGACATGACCGGATCGTCGGTTGACCCTTCCGCCTGCTGCGCCGCGACCTGTTCCTGCTGCATCATCTCCTGATTCGAAACGACACGGAGTAGGCTGTGTCGAGTCGGGACCGGGATGGCCGATGGTGTCACGGGGCGAACTCCTTGATTTTCAGGCGCTGATTTACTATACGACCCACGTGTAGTCAACTTTTTCTCATAGGATTGTCAAACATGGGTGCTCGGACTCTCCCGAAGAGTTCATCACAAGTAACCCTCCCCGGCACAGACACCTCCCTCGATCTCTCTGCACTCAATGCCCATATCGCAGCAGAACTGGCAGCAGGATTGTCAGACGCTGCCGCCGTGCGTGAGCGCTACGGGATCTCGATGAAGCAATGGGAAACACTGAAGAAGTCCCCTGTCTTCCGCAGGATGCTTGCCGAAGCTGTTCAGGCGCTTCGTGGTGATCTGAATGCCGGAGCCCGCATCCAGAAAAAGGCCGACATCGTACTCGAAGATGCGATCCCGGCCTACGACGCGATGATCCATGACCCTCAAATTCCGGCGCAGGCGCGCATTGACGCCGGCAAGCTCCTCGCGCAGCTCGCGGGGCGCACCGCGAAACAAAGCGAAGGCGGAGCGCCGGCCGGTAGCGGCTTCACGCTCAACATCAATATCGGCGGGCGCGAGAAGCTGGTGATNGACGGTAAGAACATCCCGCCGACGGACGCCGATGAATAACGTCATCAACTACGACGCGCCGAAGACGATCGCGGACTTCATGCTTGATAACTCGAAGGTCCGACTGATCATCGGACCTTACGGCTCAGGCAAGACGACAGGCTGCATCATGGAGCTGATGCGCCGCGCGATGATGGAGCATCCCGATGCGAACAACGTGCGACGCACACGATTCGTCGTTGTTCGAAACACCGCGCAACAACTGCGACAAACGGTTCTCGAAGACATCCGCAAGTGGCTCTCGCCCGCGATGACCTATCGTGTGACCGACTCGACGGTGCAGTTTCGCTTCTCGCACCCGACGCAAGGTCGCATCGAATCAGACTGGTTGTTGATCCCGCTCGACAAGCCCGAAGATCAGCAACGCTTACTGTCGCTGAACATCACTGGTGGATGGGTCTCAGAATTTCGCGAGGTCCCAGTTCGTGTTGTCGAGGCGCTGCTCGGTCGCTGCGGACGTTACGTGCCAATCGGCGTGAAGGAAAACGCATGGCACGGAGTGATCGGCGAGTCGAACCCACCCGATGAAGACTCGGAGTGGTACAACAAGCTAGAGATTGAGCGTCCGCCAACGTGGAAGCTTTTCAAACAGCCAGGCGGCATGGACCCCAACGCCGAGAATAAAGAACCGGGGCGGCTGCCTCCGAATTACTACGAGGATCTGATTGCCTCCAACAATCCAGATTGGGTAGATGTTCACGTCCACGCCAAATACGGAAAGAGCCTTTCCGGTCAGGCTGTCTTCCGTGCGAGCTTCAAGCCAGACTTCCATGTCACGTACAACTCGCTCAAGCCGATTCCAAGCCTCCCCTTGATGATCGGGCAGGATTTCGGTCGCACGCCCGCCAGCTTGATCGGCCAAGTAGACAATCGCGGTCGCCTCCTCATCTTCAACGAGGCCACTTCGGTAGACATGGGTATCGAGCAGTTTGCAACCACTATACTGCGCCCACTCATGGTCAACAACTTTCAGGGGCTCAGCAGCTTCATGGTTGCTGACCCAACCGGGAGGGACAAGAGTCAAGTCTCCGAAGAGTCGCCCTTCGATGCGCTGCGACGGCTCGGTTTCCGCGTCTATGGTGCCCCGACCAATGCTCTCGAACCACGCTTGCGCGCGGTCGAGCAGCTTCTACTTCGCCAAGTGGATGGCGGTCCGATGCTTCTCATCGATGGAGCAAATTGTCCGCAGCTTGTTCAGGCACTGAAGTATCATTACCGGTACAAGCGCAAACAGAACATGGAACTCGAAGACAAACCGGAGAAGACGCACCCGTGGTCTGATCTCGCCGACTGCTTACAGTACATGGCGCTGTCCACGAACGCGAACTACACCGGCAAGGTGATCATGGACTCCCGCCCACGCCCGCGTCGTCCTGTACCAAGCGTCGCAGGTTGGACATGATGTCATCGTCAATGATGCCTCTTCAGCGGTAGTGTTCCCGAATCCACGGGCAAAGTTTCTGCGTCACTGGATTCCACGGGTCGTAGTGTCCTTCGAAGAAAACGATCCGCGCATCATCCGGCAGCTTGCCGCCGTTCGGTTTGATGTTCATGCGGAACGAGTACACACCGTCTTCGTCGCTCCAGTGATTCTCGTTTGGGCCGAGCACATAGTTCATCCACGCCTGATCGGAGCCGTAAAAGCCCGCGCCGCGCGCCCGCGCAATGGCCCTCTCCGGATTGTCGTTGAAGCGCGTCCAGACTTGCTGCCGCGCGCCTGCGTTCATCATCCACATCGAACCGTTCCACGGTGTACGCCGCCCGCGCACGCCCCAAATGAGGAAGTCCTCGGGGCGGTCAAAGATCGGCGTGACATCACGTGTGATCACCACGTCGAGGTCGAGCGAGATGAAGCGCGGGCCGATGATCTCGCGCATCGACGCATCGAACGCTTTCAGGCGTGGATAGCATGACGGACTGCCGGGGCCATAGATCGACTCACGCTCCCGGTGGTCGTCCCACAAAGGAATGATGCGAATTTCAGGGTCGAAGCCTTCCGTCTGATCCGTGATGACGGAAAAGCGATGCGGTTTGTTGTAGTGGCGCGCAACCATCCGCCGCAAGATGTTCACATGCTCCGGCGAATACTGCGAACGATACGCTACATGTGGACGCCAGAGCCAACAGATCACTTCCAACATTACAGCGTCCTCTCGTATGCCACGCGGATGGGGTTACGCGAACGCATATCCCCGCTCTTCTTCTTGCGTTCGAACGCAGCCTTGTACTTCGCCGCCCATTCATCGCGGTCGAGGTCGCGCGTGTCCGCATCGAAATAACAGGCTCCCCATTACGCTCGCGGCGTCCGTAGCCGATGAGCACGACATCTTTCATGTGCACGCGCGGCACGATTGTGCCGAGTTGACGCATGAATTGATCGTCACCGCCGTAGCCACCGCCGCCGATAGGCGTGAGGTCGAGGTCGTACCCATTCACTTGCCAGAAGGCAGCGTGCTTCACGAGGAACGTGTTGGGATGCGTCTTGCGTTCCTTGAAGTCGGGCGCGAACGTGCGCTCCATCGTGTAGTGTCTGCCTGGATCGAGCTTGCGATCCATCATCGTGTACGCCATCTCGGGCGTGAGTACGATGTCGATGTCGCTCATGAACAGCCACATGTTCTCATGAGGCTCACAGGCGACCTTCGCGCCGATGTTGCGCGCTTGATGCATGTTCCACGGCCAGTCGGCCGCGACGCGATAGCAGCGGACTGGAGCCTTGCACTTCTCCAAGATCGGCACTGGCGACACCTTCGAGTGATCATCGATCACAATGATGCGAATCGTGCTGCGAAACTCTTCTTCGTAGCGGCTCCAGTTATCGACCTGAAGCTTCAGCATCTCCGGATTGTTGTAGTACGGATAGATCAAACGCAGGGGCTCCCCGATCACTTCGTCATCCTCAAGAAGTCGTCAAAGCTGATCGTGCGGAAAGCTTCGATCAAGCTGCGATGGTTCACGTTGAACACTTCGATGTTTTCGCGGCTGAACTGCATCGCGATGTCGGCGAATTCTTGCGCCCACTCGTTGTACGTACCGCGCTTCGTGCCGCTCTTCTCGCCGGCTGCCCACGGATAATCGGGATACCAGTGCTTCTCATTCTTCGGGCCACGCTGCATGTCGAAGCCGAGTAGGAACACACGCTCCGGCCGCAACTGAAAAGCCCGATTCAGCGCACACGTGCCGGAGTTACTGCCGTTGAGTCGGCCATGCTGTTTCGTCATCAGCGTCGGATATCCCTCGTCATGCACGAAGGCGTTCCACGTGCTCGGAGGCTCGAAATTCCTCGGTGTGCCCTTGCGATACCAGACCTCGGGCGGGTTCAGCACCTTCAACAAACGCTGCCGACCTTCGAGCCAGAGTCGATCCATCGTGAAGGCGACGTGGCACTTCGTATAGATCGCCGCATCGTTCACTGCGATCAGATATCCGCGATGTTCGAGATCACGCAGGTTGTACTGCATGACCGATGCGCCACCTGCCAACACAATCACATCACGCACGGAACGCTACCCTCATGTATTTTTCCGCCTCCTCGACGACTTTCGGGACGCCGAACGCATCAACAAGATCGCGCAGCCAATCCACCTTCGTACGGCGAACATCGAAGATCAACACGGTGTTCGCATGGCACACATGTTTCAGGTCAGCAAGATATTCCCCCGGATGAATGTGAAATGCGTACGCAGAAAAACTCACGACGAGATCGAACTCCCCCTTCGCGCGCGTGTTGAGCTGGCCCGGCCCGACGCTGCTGACATTCGTCACACCGTTCTTGTGAAGGAAGTCGAACGCCACCGACATGCTGTTGTGTGGCTCAAAGCTCCGCTTCACTACGGGATCGTTATTGTCACCGTCTAAGAGGCAGACATGGGGTTGGCTGCCGTAATGGCGAGACAGATGAATATCAATCCCACCCAAGCCACTGCCGATATCAAGAATGCTGTCACACTGAGAAGGAAGAAAAGGCTGGACGCTAAGATACTGCGCCAGAAGCGAGGCTTCATATGCTTGCTTCCAGCGGACAAAGTCGTCGCGCTCATGTGAAACCCTCCCGTGTTGGTTGACGAGGTATGCGAAGTGTTTCTTGTCGATGATCATACGTACGCAGTGACGGCGAGGAGCTTGGCGCTAGTCGGTCGGGAACTAGAGCCCCGATTTCTCATGTAACGCGATCTGCGGAGTCCTGCTCTCTGCTGCGCTCATAGAGCCTCCAAAGGAAACCGACATGTCCTAAGTCGATGGCGTGCAAGCCTCTTTTCGCGAGTCGGTATGTGAGGACCGTCGCCATCGCGCCCGCACATAACAGCACCCGTTTTATATTTAGTGCAAGAACTTCTGACTCCACGCGATCAATCTCCTGATACGCATCGCGGTGAGCACACATGACCACGTGTGTTTTCTTTGCCGAGGACATCGGTGGCCTGCCTTCGACGAGAGAGCGCTCGGAGCCACGGACGAGCACAACTTCCTGATCACGCCACAGACTCTCCATTCGGTCATAGAACTCGGGTACGTCGATGTGCGGGGCGGAGTCGGGCCGAGTGATGAACGACGAGTAGTAGGTCATCCGCTCATCGAGTATCCGAGGGTACGAGTTCACGTATTTACTCCAAAACCACCACTTTGGCGATTGAGGATTCATGTCTGGAATAGCGACGAGACAAAAATCCTGTTTCGTAACTAAGATCTCGCACAGCTCACGGCGCAGCTCGGGATGCGCGACCTGTGAAATATTCTTCGCGCCACCCATCGCGAGCCGGAACTCGCCGTCGCCGAACCGCGTCAAGGAGTTCCCCGCGAGGACAGCATCGAGTGTGGCGTTCTCGTCGATGACTTTCGGATACGTTTTCATCGTGTTAGTCTTGGCCCCGCCAATAGCGTTCCTTGACTCGAACGACTTGCCCGCACCCTCAAAAGTGCGGGCATTTTTTATCTCAAGACCTCCCAATCCTCCGCGAGTATATCCGTCTGGCTCGCAAGCCACGGAACGATACTGCCGTCTGCCGTCTTCATGTCGATGTGTGGGCAGTAGTTGATGACGGTGCCCTCGGGGTAGATACCGAGGAGCGGCGGGCGGCTCACCGCGAAGGTGCTGCCGGGGACAAGGAACAGGAACATGTCCTTACCGTTCCAGCCAGCGCGGCGCACACGCTGCCCGGCTTTGAGCGCGGCGAGTGCTGTACCGAAGTCCATGCCCGTCACCAACGTATCAGTTGCTTCGGCCTTCATAGCATCCTCCTCAGCATCTTCTCGATTTTTGGGAGCGCCGACTTCACAGACTCAGCGACATCCATCTCCGATATGATGTCGGAGCCGCCCTTCGTCTGTCGCGATCGAGTGAGCATGAACCCGCTGCCCACTCGCACGACTTCGAGCCTGAACGCAGGAACCTCAATGGAGTCTTCTGACTCCGCCACTTCTACATCTTCCATCATGTTGTACGTTTCTCCGCTGCTTCGAGTAGCCTGAAGTAACAATCGAGCGCACGACGGATGTGCTCACTCGGCGTGAGCCCCGTCTTCTTTGCCAGCTCCACGAGTTTCTTGTCCTGTAGCTTAGACAGGATTACGTGTCGTCGTGGGCCTCCGATTGCTTGTCGAGCCATAAATCCTCGCGATGTTTAGAGTTGCTGATGAACCGCGTGTTCCTAATCCGACCCGCCTTGTTCATCTTGTCGAGCCAGCCAGCAACCTCGGGGTCGTCAAGATAGCTGTCGAGTGCTTTAGGGTCCGCCTGCCGTCGCCCGCTACGCACTTCGTCGAGATACCACACCATCGCAGCGAGCTTGTCTTCGAGAGACACCGGCAGGGGGCTCCCCGAAAACAACGGAATGACCGCAAAGTCGTCAGGAAGTCCGCCCATCAGTTCGCCCTCGGCATTTCGCTCGCGATGAGCGAGTCGATGAGACGGCACACGCCGACCGTCGTCGTATTGACCGCGTTCTTCGCGTCACCTTCCGGCAGCTCCTTCAGCCTCTCGCACAACGCAACGACGACGAGCGTGTAGTGATGGACCTTCTGCGCCGCGCTCGACTCATGACGAGCTTCGCACTGTGAACCTTCGGTTGCTTCTTTCGGTTCAAACATTGTTGTTACCTCTTGCTGAGTACGTGCATGGTGATGATCTGATCGAGCTGCATCGGAAACATCGGCATGTCGTTGTAAGACTTACATGGGCGGACTATGGGCTTTTTTGTAGGATGTGTCAACTTTTTATGGTGTGCTAACTCTGTGCCTTTTTGTAATTTCTTCAAGCCGCTTTCGGGCTTGCAAAATTTTGAGAGTGTTCTCCCACGAGTCGAGATCGCCGGGGTAACGCGAAGATCCTGCACTCGTGTACCCAAGACGTGCGGCTGCCTCCGCTTCGCTAATCCCCATGAGATTGGCGAGCACCACGATCTCTTCAGCTTGTTCGTCGGTAAGTATCATTTGTGGGTGTTTTACGCACATTTTGATTTTTCGTCAACGTGCCGATGAACCCCCTAAAGAGGACGCGGAGGCCCACCCCCTGTGGTCCGATACCCCCCACCCCCCGCGTCACATCGTCACATCGTCACACAGCGTGTGTGACTCTTTCCCCGCTCGCGTTATATGGGAACACTACCGTCACACAGTGTGTGACTTTTTATGGAGTAGCAAACATGTCTAGCAAACAGTCTCTTACCCTTAGCACCGCGGCGCGCAGCGCCATTGTCGCTTCGTACGTGAAAGCGCTTGACGCGCACGAAACGAGCGGCTCGTTAGTAACGCAGGTGTGTGAAACGGCGCACAAGTACCTTAAAGGCGAGGAAATACCAGAAGAGGATCGCAAGGCAATCGTGGCAGATATTGCACGCGCGAAGAAATGGACAGGCAAGAGCGCAAAGTCTCGTATGAGTGAGTGCAACGTGATATTGCGCGCGTACGCCAAGCTCGGTGAGGCGATAGAAGCTTTCCGCACGAAGGCCAAGCGCATGCAATGGCACGATGCGATGAAGCTTGCGCGCAGGCTCAATGCGGGTGATACGATACAAAAGGCCGTTGCGTACGCAATGAAAAAGCCTGGCAATAAGAATACGAGCACGCCGAAAGGTCGTGTCGCGAGCGCTCTTAAAGCGTGGTACACAAGCGAAGGCGTGACGGCGGCAGAAAAGGCAATGATTGCTGAGGCCGTTCGAGCGCTGAGAATTACAAACGCGCCATGGCTAAAGGAAGAGTGACCATGCGCCGCCGTTATTTTCGTGTGTACAACGGGACCGCAATCGAAATTACACGCAAACGCTGGATGTTGTACATACGAAGGTGGAAGTCTTCCTGATCCCGCGCTGTGATTCGAGAATCGCAGCTTGCCCGTAGCCCCTAAGGGCTACGGGCTTTTTTGTGTCTGCACGATCGAATGTAGAGCCTGTTTTGGTCACACAGTGTGTGACACACGTTTGGCCAAGGTAACGCCACGTGCAGCAAACGGCGGCACACCGGGCCTTCGTGCTGCCAGGCCACTATCATCAGCACGTATGCAGCAGCAATCGTGTTGTCAACTAACTTAGCAATGATCAGAACTCATAACCGCTGGCAGGGAGAGAGGTTATTTATTCATCTGATCATTGCTAAAGTAGATAAATAAGAGGTGTTTACGCGTTTTTGCAGAAGCCCGACATAGGCCAGCGCGCACGTAAGCACATAATGATTACTCCTCGTGGATTCGCCAGCAATGATGAGATGATGGGGTAACACACTGTGTGACAAAGGCACAGTTGTGTAAAATTACCTAGCAATGATATAACAAACCATACTTTGTACTAGGTAAAAAACCCCAACATGACATTGAACACTGAAGAAATGGAGTGATCGCATGCGAAAACCCATGTCAGACATGACGGCACAGCAGTTCGTCGAGGCAATGGCCGCGCTCGGATTCAACCAGAAAACCATGGCGGTCGAGCTGGCCCGCGTACTCAAGCGACGGCGCAGCTATGCGCGCCCAACCATCTCGAACTACGCCACCGGCAAGGCCAAGATCCCCGTCGAGGTAGCACAAGCGATTGCTCACATGTGTAGGGAGCGTGCTGAGAGGCTGCGCATCACAGCAGCCAGCGCTGAGGACATGATTGGCAAGCTCATCGTCCACACCAATCAGACCCGAGCGCGCTTCGAGCCACACCGTACCGAAGGCCGCTTCATGCGCAGGCAGGGCAAGGCAGACACGCGCACCTATCCTCCCTATCGCCTCACGCCTGCGCGCATGCAGACCCTGCTCTCCGCTCTTGCCGGCTGGCAGGTGAGGGTGCGGGAGTTGGCACAGCAGTACACCGACGAGGTCCGCCAGCGGGACTATGCCTTGGAGCTGGCCGACATCAAAGCCATTGTCGCATCGCTCCCACGCTCTCTGCCGTACGACGTGGTGATCCAACGCAATGAATGGGATGTGATCTCGCGCGCATTACGGCACGCCAGCACCGGGCAAGATGCCACGGAACGTGCCCGTGCTAACGCGCTGAGGATTCACTGGTCAAGGTACAAGGGCTGCGGCTTCCCTCCTCACCGTAAGGAGTGACCGTTCGGGGCAATCCGGCAACTGCCATGAGCCCGTGGCAATTGCCACATGACTGAAGAATGACAGCATGAGGAACACACATGATCAGACAACGAGAACTACCCTGTGGCTGCGAAGAGATCGAGCGCAATGGGGAGANATCTACTCTCTNCACCTGCCAGCAACACGGTGGAGGGCCGCTATTATTCGGGCGGCTGGCAGCCTCCGACACACAGGCATCGCGCGCNGGCACGNAGGCACATAGGCGGGTTNGGACTATCACCNNGCTCGCCGTGCAGGTTCCGACCCCCACCGAAGCAGTCACACACTGTGTGACGATCAGTCCCGAGGAGCTGAAGCTGCTGTACCAGCTCGTGCAATGCGAGCGCATCACCCTACTCAACGAGCGGCGCGCGTATGTACGTGCGCGCCGTGGCGACATGTCACGGTTCCAAGAGCTGATCCGTCAGATCGACAGTAAGCTTTTTCCCATCACACGATTGGGCGATAAGTTTCGCGCGATCCTTGAACTAAGGAGCTAACCATGACGATTCAAGATAAGAGCTATACCACGGAGTGGCATCATGGCTACGCGGCGGGGGATATTCTCCACGCAGTAGCCCGAGCGTTCGAAGAGGCTGCGGACGACCGGGCTTATCTACCGGACTTTCCCGAGTTTACGGTGCGCACCGAGTGGCTGCGCGCCACTTCCAAACTCGTCGAATGGCGAGCTCGACGCGTGTCGCCAACTAACCACGACTTGATCTCCGATATTTGCCGATGGCTGTTTGAGCTTGGGCGCGAGATTTGCGGCACACCTGTTGGCGCCTCTAACCGTCTCGACTATCTGCTTTGTAGGGTTGCTTATAAGCAGCCCGACTGGATTGAGCCGCTGAAGCGGCGCAAGAGCTGGCTAGAGCCCCCCACCGACCAAGAAAAGGAGAAGTGCGCGTGAACACGCCCAAGGAACTCTGGCCGCAAATAATCAAGGCAATGCGCTCAGCGGCACGCAAAGGCTTCGACCCATACAACTCGCATGACACGATGTCGAAAGTGTGGGTCCGTCAATGGCGAGATCGAGTCAGGAGAAAACGATGATCATCAAGTTATACGTGGACCAGTACGGCAACAAATTCTATGCGCCATCGCTGGCGGAGTTGCGCAAGCAGATCCCCGGCAGGGCTTCCCCCATGTACGTGGACAAGGAAGACGGCAGCACGGTGCGCGTCGGCGTGATCATCGGTGATCACTGGCTCACTGAGTACATACCCAACGAGCAGCCAGTGAATGACAAGATCAAATATGTCGAGCTCAAGAGGGAGCTTGGCAAGATCCGCAACGGCACGAAGTCACACAATTATCGTAATGTCCTAATGAAGGCCGAGCACGTCATCGACGCAGCACGGCAAGCACAGCATGCACTAGAAGAAATGGACCTGCTCGTGAAGGACTTCATGTCCAACATTGACAAGTGCACGTTGCAAAACTCCGCGCGCCTCAGCAACGCTCCCATCATGGCGAGCGATGCGCTATCGAAGCTGCGTGCGTTACTCGGCGAGACCGGGCAGTGAGCTAGGAGTTAACAACACATGAACAACTCAAATCGCAAGTTCGAGTTAATCCCCGATCAATCCATCAAGTTTTTCGGACGCACACTCTTTCGCATCCGCGCGCTGCGCGATTTCGGCGACGTGCGCGCCGGTGATATCGGCGGGTACGTCGAAAAAGAAACCAACGTCGATCACGACGGCGACGCGTGGGTATCCGGCAATGCGTGGGTGTTCGGCGACGCGCGGGTGTTCGGCAATGCGCGGGTGTTCGGCAATGCGTGGGTGTCCGGCAATGCGCGGGTGTTCGGCGATGCGTGGGTGTCCGGCGACGCGCGGGTGTCCGGCAATGTGCGGGTGTTCGGCGATGCGTGGGTGTACGGCGACGCGCGGGTGTACGGCGACGCGCAGGTGTCCGGCAATGCGCGGGTGTNCGGCAATGCGCGGGTGTCCGGCGACGCGCAGGTGTCCGGCAATGCGCGGGTGTTCGGCGACGCGTCGCTATGCTGGCTATCAAATGTTGGCAGCGAGAACGGCACGCTCACTGCATTCACTGCACANGCCGGTATCACAGTCACGCGCGGATGCTTTATCGGCACGCTGGAGGAATTTGAGGCTGCGGTGAAAAAGACGCACGGCAATTCTCGAATTGTTGCCGAATACTTCTTGCTAATTCAGTTTATCCGCATGCGACTCGGCGATGCGCAGGCGAGACTCGCGCAACACGATCACGAAAGGAGCAAGAGACCATGAGCAAGGTTTACAGCGTAGAGGTGGTCGAATTTGACGTGCTGTACTTCAAACCGGACAACAACGGCCGAGGTCCGGGCCGCGTGTTCAGTCACAAATACCGTGAGCGCTGGCAACACATCCAGATGTACTGCCCGAATTGCGGCAAGCGGGCGGTGTGGCAGGAAGACTCGACTGGAGATTATTACTTCGGCGAGCGGTATCTATGCCTTACCTGCGAGCACAGTTGGACCATCCAAGGCCCCTACCCCCCTCATCCGAGTGATGAGCAAGGCTCGCAGCGTATCAAAAAGATCAGCGTGTTGGCACGCTCCGAGGAATGACACGTGAAGATCACACGCGATCAAGCGCGCGCGGTCATTCACTTCTGCCGATCACATCATCTACAACTGAAGGAGTAAAGAGCCATGCGGAAATTGACGTTTGATGAGGTTATGCAGCGGCTAGTCGATGGGCGGCCAGTCGATCGCAGCGAAGTGAAGGCAAGCGCACTTGCCCGTCGCATATGGGTCGCCGGTGCGGGTTCTCCCGGTTGTCTGTATGACTCCGGTCCGTACTACAGCGCAACAAAACAGGGCGCGATCGAATACCTCATATCCATTGCCGATGATGGCGAGGGTGGCATTCCGCGCGGTCTGGTGACTGCGCTCCGCGCGGGCTACTCGTTCTCGCACAATGGGTGGGTTTACGAGGTGTCACGTAGCACGTTGCGGGAAGTGTTATGAGGAGAGTACACATGTTCACACTAGGCACAATCCGTACGTTTCGTACAGCTAACTTTCGCGTAATTGTGGACGCTATCGAGTGCGATTCACTCGATCTCTCATGGGATGAGACAGGAGAGGTGCGCGAGAAGATAAATAATGGGGAACTCCTGGCTTTTGACGTTCGCGCGCGCGTTGTTCATGACGACCTTGGCGAGATAGCCAGTGATTATCTAGGTGGGTGTATNTATGAAAGCTTAGAAGCTTTTATGGACCATAAAGAGTGTGCCGCAGAGACGCGCAAGCTGCGCGCAGAAGGTTCTAACGCTATTGTCGGTTCCTACTTCTCCGACATGGTCCGTAACGTTTGTCGGGATGCGCGTAAGCGACTCGTGCAACTACGCGACGGCCTCAACGGCCTCCACATTCGCGCCTAATCACGCAGTCTGGTGACTGCGCTCCACGAACTGCTCGTGAAGAAATACCTACTCAAATATCTACTCATAAAAAAATACCTACTCGAATATCTACAAGAGGAGAACGACATTGTGACTTTACTCATCCCGGATCGAGATCGAGAGAACCGCGAGGACTTCATCTGGTGCGTACCGATCGAGCGCCAGAAGTGGGACAAGTGGTACGCGCTCAGTGAGAAGTTCAAGACTGTAACGCCGAAGGAATACGGCGGCGTGCGGTACATGAAACGCATGGAAGGTAAGAGCGTCAAGACGATCCTCGTCATGCCGAACGCTCAGCAGTCGGATGACGATGTGGTCACGGCGTGCGCGTATCTACGGATGATCAAGGGAATGACTTGCCGCATGTACGTCGTACGATGCACTGACGATCCTCTCACGGGTGCCAGACTGATCGAGCGTGCAGTGGGCGCGGATACCACACTCGTGGAGGATATAGAGTTAGAAGGAGAGGAGGATGCATGAGCACTATCATCACGCGCGTGGTGGACGCACTGCGAGCCAGCGGCAATACAGCTTTGGCTGACGAGCTGAAGCAAACCATCAACGGTTTGGGCGATGCCGTGAAGGAGCTGATGGCACTCCAAGCGCGCAAGGATGCAACGGTGCGGTTGCTGATCAACACGATCCAAGCGCGCTGCAAGCATTCTCAGTGGTATCTGGTTCACGCCAACGACGAGGGCGATCCTTCGACGTGGGGGCCGGAAGGCACGATTGCTTGCTACGAGTGCGGTCACACAGTGTGTGACGAGCGCGCCTACGCGTTTGGCAAGCGAGTGCTGCAAGGCGATTATTACTTCCTCTACTCGTGCGCCAATGGTCGGCGCTTCACGCTCCCCCCCACTCTCCGCAAGCAGTTGGGGGACAAACTACAAGTGAAGGAGATCAAAGATGTTGACGAAGAAACACTTCGAGGTAATAGCGACGGCGTTGGCGAAAGCCAGACCACCCGAGCTGAACCCATCTGATGAGGCGGGCCGACTCATCGCGGAGGCGCAAGACNCACAATGGCAGATCGATATCAAACATGTGTGTCAAGCGCTGAGGGAGATCAACCCGCGCTTCGATGAAGACCGATTCACCGACTGGATAATGCATGGGGGTGCTCGACCCGGAAAATAACCACAAAACTTGATTTCGACACACGATTCAAACATTCTCTCAATTCGTTCGACAAGGAACCTACCATGAAGATCAATGAAGCCAAGAACCTGATCAAGACCAGCCTGAGACTCGCTGCCACGAAGGGTATCCACATTGCTATAGAACTCGTGTCGGGACCGGGGCTGGGCAAGTCGTCCATCAATGAGCAGGCCGCTTGCGAAATGAGTCTGGAGTTCGGCGAGCCCGTTGCCTACATCCCGTTCTTTCTTTCCACCGTCGAGCCGCCTGATGTCCGTGGCTTCGGTATTCCCGAGAAGCTGCCGAACGGTGAGCGTCGTATGGTGTACACGAAGGCACCGTGGATGCCGGGCGGCGACAACGGGTTCATTGCTGAGCAGGGTCGGTTGCGCCGAGCGAAGGCCGGCGAGGTGCCGAGGTTCGGCATCGTCAATCTCGATGAGTTCCGGCAGGCTAGCCTTGATACGCAGAAGCCTGCTGCCGAGCTGTTCCTCAATCGTCGTGTCGGCGAGTCGCACTTGCCCGACGGCTACATCGTCACTGCCTGTTCGAATCGGGAGATCGATCGCTCAGGCGTGCAGCGTGAGTTGGCNTTCATCACGAATCGCCGCATGGTGATCAAGATCGAGCCCAACCTCGACGCGTGGGTGAATTGGGCGGAGAAGAACGGCGTGCATCCACTTGCTATCGCGTTCGCTCGGACGAAGCCCGGCACGGTGTTTGCCGATACGGTTCCGGAGAAGCCCGGTCCGTTCTGCACGCCGCGCTCGCTCTGCATGCTGTCCCAATTGATTGGGGAGCTGGACATGGCGACGTTCACCGAAGCTGCGTGCGGCTTGATCGGCGAGGGTGCAGCCGGCGAGTTCGTTGCCTTCCTGCGGGTGGCTGAGCAACTACCGAAGTTCGAGGATATCGTGGCGAATCCCACGGGCACGGAAGTTCCGAATCGTCCGGACGCGTCATACGCAGTGATGCAGATGATTGCGCATCGTGTGGATGACAAGACGGCGAAGGCTGCATTCACCTACCTCAAGCGCATGGGCCGTGAGTTCCAAGTCGCTGGCCTGCGTGGCGCGTTCAACCGCTGCCCGAACCTCGTGCGTACGCCCGACTTCGCTGCGTGGCTGCGTGACAACAAGGATCTGGTAATGGCGGCGAACCTTCTCGGTAGGTGAGCGGGCTCAAAGTTCAACGGCGCATGTGCACCACATGTATCTAACTCAGAAGGAGTGTTTTAAATGACTACCGATAATGATGATATCGAGCGTTTGTTGGCAGACATTCTCGACGACGAGAAGCCCCTGCCCACGGCTCCAACACCAACACAGACCGTGATGGATGTCGCCTCCAACTCAGGTCCGGAGGCACNGGAGCGTGCAGCTGAAGAGGCGATAGACGATCCGGAGACGTTCTTGGAAGGACTACTCAACGGCACGATCGAACCGGCTGCGCCTACGACAGAGTGCGAGGAAGTCACACAGCGTGTGACGACTCCTGCGACCGACGCGATCTTCACCGACTCCGACGAACGCGAGGAAGGCGCGCAGGTGCAGCCGCTGAAGATGCCCACGTTCACGGCGGATGATTTCGCTGAGACGATGGACATCCGCAACTTCGCAACACTCGTGACGCTCAACACGGCACGGTGGCACGCGAAGGTGAAGGATCGACAGGCTGCCAAGTCCGCAGCGGCAGCGAACGATGCGGATGAAGGTGCGTTCGAGGTCCGCAAGCGTTTGCTCGTAGGTGCTGACAGCCTGCTGAAGGCGGTTCACAAAGCGATCGACGAAGCACGGGCCGCGCACTACGAGATGACGCTGCCGTGGTCAACGACATCCATGCATGATGTGGGTCGGCGCACTGGCGGACGGTTGCTTCCCAATACGCTGTTCGTGGAGTACACCACGGTGATGGCGCAGAAGAAGCAGCAGATGCAGGAAGCACTGGCGAAGTTCATCCCGGCGTATCCGCAGCTCGTCGAGGAAGCGAAGAAGAAGCTGGGCAAGCGATTCGACGCACGTGAATATCCCAATGCGTCGAGCATCGCTTCGCACTTCAATCTGTCCTTCGACTTCCAGCCGATCCCTAAGGGCGACGACTTTAAGGGCCTGCCGCAAGCGCAGCTCGACGCGCTCGCAGCAAAGATCAACGAGAACACACGAATCATGGCGGAGAACGCCATGCAGGAAGTGTGGATGCGACTGTACGACGTGGTGAGCAAGATGGCGGAGCGACTTTCATCGCCCGACAAACTTTTCCACAACACGCTCGTACAGAACGTGCGAGACACGGCCCGGCTACTTGCTCACCTAAACGTGACGCACGACGCCAGGGTTGAGGCCCTTCGCAAGAAGGTGGAGAAATACCTCTGCCAACACGAGCCCAAAGTCCTGCGTGAGAATCCCGTGATCCGCGCGCAGGTCGCCGCTCACGCTCAGTCCATTATCGAGGAGATGAACAATGCGCATTAAAGTCGAACGGGTCTATAGCCAGACCGGTGACAAGTATCGCTTGACGTTTCCCGATGGTTCACGCGAATTCATCATCGGAAATGGCGGCAGGTGGACGCGCGCGCATTCCAGACTGGCATTAAATATCCTTGAGCATGTCTACGGCGTGAAACGTAGCAACGTGCGCTTTATCCATCATTGAAGGAGAACAAGTAATGCCAAAGTTCATTGGGAGCACAATTGAGGGAGCGAGACCGCTTTCTGAATGCCCCGACGATGCGTATCCGCTTTGCCGTCTAACTTATGCACAGTGTCGGTTACTTCGCCCCGAAGATGTGTTCTATGAACTGAACACATCTGATCGGGGCGGGCCGGGGAGTTTCGCGAAGCGATGGTATAACTGGTATGCGCCGGTCGTGGCCGTTCTCGAAAACTCGCGCTCTACAACATCAATGAAGAACCGGGCGGCGGCAGCCGCTGGTTCGTTTCTCAGAGTACGGAGTAGATAAAACATGAGTCAGGAACATCCACGTTTCACTGAAGTGAAGACGGCCATGCTCATGCATGTGCCGTTCTTTTCGTCGCTGCTCTTCGACTTGATGAACGTCGAGATCGGCAAGTTTCCACACATATTCGGTGGGCTCACGCCCACCGCTGCCACGGACGGCAAGAACATCTACATCGATGAGGACTTCTTCGCGAAGCTCAAGCTTCCCGAGGCTGTGTTCCTCGTGTGTCACGAGATCGGGCATGCCATGTGGCAGCACATGGCCCGAGCGCGGCACTACAAGGATATGGGCTTCGAGGGCGAGCCATTCGATCCGCGTCGCTGGAATCACGCCGGCGACTATGTAATCAACGACATGCTCGTGAAGAGCAACATCGGCAAGATGCCCGAGGGCGGACTCCTCAATCCGAAGTACACGCACGACATGCTGGTCGAGGATGTCTACCGTGACCTGAAGGGCAAGATGCCGCCGCAGAAAACTACCACCGTCTGCATCGGCAAGGGGCAGGGGCAGCAAGCCGAAGACGATGGGAATACGGGCGACACACTGGACGTGCACATTCATGCTGTGAGCGACATCAACAACGCCGAGCTGAAGCGTGCGATCCAGACAGCGATGGAAGCGGCCAAGGCGATGGACAAGCTGCCGGCAGCACTGGAGCGCTTCGCGTCGAACTTCCTCAAGCCGCAGGTGAGTTGGCAGGAGAAACTGCGCTACCACATCACGCGAGCAATATCTCGTGATGCGACGACGTGGACTCGGCCGCATCGTCGGCGATTGATTACACAGGGTGTGTACTTGCCAACGTACACCGGCTTCGGCGCTGGCGATGTCGTGGTTGTGGTCGATACTTCCGGCTCGATTAGAGAGCGCGAGTTGAATGTGTTCTTCAGCGAGCTGGACGACATCCTCGCGACATGCAACCCGACCGGCGTCACGCTCATCGGCTGCGATGCTGCGATCAGCAGCATTCATCATCTGATGGCTGGCGACTCGCTGAAGGACAATCCACCGAAGCTCGGCGGAGGCGGCGGCACGTCGTTCCGTCCACCGTTCGAGTGGGTGGACAAGGAAGGGATGACCCCGAGTGCGTTGATCTACTTCACGGACATGTACGGCGACTTCCCTCCTCAGGAGCCGGCGTATCCGACCATCTGGTGCAAGACGACAAGCGTCAAGGCACCGTGGGGCGAAGAGATCGAAATCAAGATCAAAGCATGAGGATTGAGCCTATGGCGAAGCAACTACAACTCCCCCTCATGATGGCGGCGGGGCGAGCACTGCGAATGGGCGACATCCCGATACGTGAGCAGGTGGCGAAGTATCTCCACCGGCTGCGCTTCACGTTGCCCTTTCCGTGCACCCCGGACGAGACCTACTTCGGATGCGTTCCCGACGTGATCCGCAAGTGGCATGACGATGGGTTTTTCAAAGGAGACCGTCCACTGCCGAGCAAGGCGAACAATCTCTTGCTCACCATGTTCCATCTACCACACCGTCCGAACGCCCCACTACCGTTGGGCACGTGCGACCCGGACATTCTACACGTGTGTGTCGAGCCCCTAGAGCAGTACCTTGAGGCGACGCGTGGGGCACGTGGGTTCGAGAAGGTGTTCTGGTTTCGAGCACCGAACCACGTGCCGCTCCCGCGCAATTCACAGCAGACACCGTTCTTCCTCAACGCCGATCATCCGAAGGCAAGCGAGATCCACGAGTGGGCAACGCATGCATTCGAGATCGAGAACGAGATCGATCGCGCGATGAAGATAATCGATGTCTACTCCAAGTTCGTCTCGACGGCAGCGCAGGTGCGGTATACGTGGCCTGAGCTGCTGAACTTCGTGACGTTCAAACGCATGAACGATCCACTGTCGTTCAACGAGCGCGAACTGCTCAAGACGAAGGTAGCGCGTGCCATACGGCCTGCCGACAAGGAGTATCTGATCACGCAGTTGACGACCGCAGCCATGCTGCCTGAGAGGAATCCTCCACTGACGGCATGGGTGAACTTCTATACGGGAGAAGTGGAAAATGGGTGAGCGAAGAAGAGAGCGCAGAGTGACAGGGGCGCAGGGGTTCGTAAAGGAAGACCTGATAAAAAAGATCGGACGGCTGATGGATAACCGTCGCCGCATACTCGCGCCGTTTCCGGTAGCGGCGGAAGACCTGTACTGGCTTGCGTGGACGAAGCAAGAGCGAGCGGCAATCGAGCTGTTGTTCCCTTACAGGGAGAGCTTGTTCAAGACGAGCTCTGTGATACTGATAACGAATTACGAGTTGGACTCGAAGAAGTACCGTATCACGGTGCGGCTGCCGCAGTATATGCCGGCTAAGCAGCGCTTCTGCACGGTCGTGGAATGGGGCGATGTCCCTATTGAGTTAGCAAAGCCGATCATGGATTGGTTCCCCATATGGAAACAGCACAAGGATGAGCGCGATGAGTTGCTGGCAAAGCTCGGAATCGTGGCGGATTTCTGTAGGACCTATGGACAGGTGTATCGAATCTGGCCCGATCTTTTGGGGTTCTTCGACGAGAAAGGCAGGGAGAAAATCAATTCTGCCAAGATGAAATCGAAGCTGCCTGACGAATTGCTTGTGTGGGATCATAAGCTAGGGAAAAAAGTTCTGATAGAACAATTCCGTCCAGCGGCGTTTGAGCGTTTTACAACGATAATTGCAGAGTGCCTGATGTTGCCTGAGATCGACGCGCGGGAAGTCGGAACGATCGAGCGGATGACTTGAGTCACACACTGTGTGACGAATGTCTCAATTGTTAGGATGGGAGATGACGATGAACACAATGACGACGAACACGCTGACAACTCAGATCGAGACGGCCATGCCGGCTGTGTTGCAAGCCCAGTCGGCCGACGACGCCGCAATCCAGGCGGCTGCCGATATCCTGGCTGCCACGATAGACGTGGTGCGGCCGGGACTGCGCGCGCTGACGCGACGCCGCCCCTTGACGTGGAACTACGACAGACTGGACCTGATACTGCGCCGCCGGCAGTGCCATGACGGCAGCATCATCCTGACCGGGATAGGCGAGCGCGAGCACCCTCGCGCTCAGTATGCAGTGACGGGCCGGGTATCGGGATGGGCGTACGTGTTGCGCCGTGACGGCTCGCTCGCGCGGCGGACCTACCGGGGTACTCATTCGGATTTCCGCGACTACTGTCGCGTCACGTGGACGGACTCGCCGGCCACACCGCGTGATGTGGTCTCGTGGAGCACGTCGGGGCCCCTCTCAGACCTTGAGGACTGCCTCGTAGCGCTGCGCGATGTCGCCGAGGCTGTGGCTGGAATGTCCGCCGCTGCCCAGCGCCGGGCAGACAAGCTCTGCCGGATAGCAGAGCTGTTGACCGCGTAATGAGGAAGGTTAAATGGCTAAAAAACACTTTGTGCACGTATCCGGCTGGACGTACGCCAACTTCATCTTGTCACTGCCGGTGCTCATTGTCGGGTTTGTGTACCAATGGGCGCGCGACATGTTCAACCGTGGGCGTACGTTCTACGACATGCTTACCTGAGATCTAAAACACGCAACCCCCGATGAACCAAGCGCCAGTTCTACGCTGCGCCTTCATCGGGGGTTTTATTTTGTCTGCGCGAGCGAGTTGACTATCATCGTTTCGTGTGTAAGATTTTCGCTTAGTACCTCCCAGAATTATTTGAATCAGCGGTGATCTCTTTGGGAGCAACACGAAATGACGAATCCGAAGCTCGGGCAGCCGGTGAAGAACCGGTACAAGGTCCCTCAGAAGATGTGGTGTAAATGGAGTAATCACGCCAAGAAGGTTTTCAACACGATGATGGACGCGATGCGACCGTCCATGCAGTTCGCCTTCCTGCATCCCGACTGCCCGCCGATGAAGAAGGAGCATTGGGCCACAACGCGNTGGAACGNTTCGTGGGAGGCCGCACAGGCAGCGAACGGCGNGNGGCGGCTGGATCGGGCCATCACCGTGAAGCGCGGCTCCAAGAAGCAGGGGGTGCGCCGTGGCAAGTAACGGAAACATCGCTCCAGATAAGATTCTGGAGGAAGCCAAGAAGACCCTGTTCCAACGCGCGGCGGACTACGACGGCAAGGGGTATCAGGGCGGCGAGCGCTCGATGAAAAAGACCGTCGAGATCTTCAAGGCGTTTACAGGAATCGAGTTATCAGAACTCGATGGCTGGCGCTTTCTCCTATGCCTCAAGCTCGCTCGCAGCACGAGTGGCAAACCCAAGCTCGACAGCTACGTGG